CAACAAAATTTAGTTCAGAATGCGTAGAAGTAACAACACCAGAAATACCGGGGAAGTCAGTCAACAACATACTCTTGATATTTCTTATATGATCGTCACCTTCTGACCTTGGATCAGTCCCAACTGGGTTTGTAGCATCAAGATCATCTAAGTGCGTTACACTTTCTAAGCCCATTTATTTCTCCTTACTGTAAACCAACATCTATGACATAAGTACCGTTGTCAGCACCAAAAGCCAATTTTATATCCACTGTGTCTATCCCTTCAACATCCATGTAAAACCACCCAGTAGCACCACTTAACGCTGCTAGATTACCAGAACAACCCAATAAAGGAAGTGTTGGACTCGTAAAATCCCCTGATGTTGTTGGGCCTGCTATCGTTGCATAAACCGTACTAGCTCCATGTGGCTTTGCATCAATCTGGAATTGGTCAAATGCTTGCACTGAAGCGGTCACTCGACAAAATAACTTGTTATAATTTCTTGTCTGCACATTCATAACACTGGTTAATGCTTGATCCAATGTTGCAGAAGTAGCAGTTTCACTGTGAAACGGGCCTACATAAGCCATTTTTATTCTCCTATTTTATGCGGATAATGGCCCAGTTGTGAGTCCACCTTGACCGACTATATACCAGTTACCATTTGTAAAAAGCAAATGCACACTATCTCCTGCATCGCTAAAAGTTATAGTTGTATAACCACCTGCGTTACTTGGGGTTAGTGTCCCATTGCCACCATCTACCTTTAGAATGATAAACAAATGTTGTCCTTCAACTCCATCAGCTAATGTCCCTGCTTGGGCACCTGTCGTAGTCCATTCTGCAATAGATCCCGTTATTGGGATTGCTCCTGCACCACTTAAAGTCGTAGTTTCAGAAGTCATAAATCCCCCTTGAACATCTACCTTGCCACTGCCTTTTGGTATTAGATTCAGGTTGATATTAGAGTCACTGCCTTCTGCTGCTACAGCAGGGCCGGATGAAGCATCGGCATTATGTATTCCTATGTAGTTAGCAGGCGTGGATGATTCGGTGAAGATAATATATTCATCGCCACCTGCATCTTTAATCCCCTGCGTGGTATCAATCATTATCGAACAAGCGTCAAAATCAACGTCACCTGTGCCATTTGGAGCGATTAACAAATCTCCGTTGGTATCCGTTGTTGAGATGGTGTTGCCGTCAAGATCAATATTATCAACATTGAGTGTATTGAGTTTGCTTGAACTATCTACCACTAAGGCTTTGGAAGCTGCAACAGTCCCTGCGGTTACGCCATACAGTGCATTGAGTTCAGTATGTGTAGCACTCATCACTCCACCGATATTTGGGAAGTCAGTTGTCAGTGCCGTTTTTATGTTTCTGATATGGTCATCCCCTTCACTAACAGGATCACCCACAACAGGATTTGATGCGTTTAAATCGTCTATGTTTGTTACGGATTCTAAAGCCATAATATCTCCCTAATCAGACCAAATTGCGTTAATTGTATTCCAGTTTTGCCTTATGTCATTCCAACTCATACCAAGATCAACGCTCCATTCAGTCCAGTTATCCTCCCAATTATCTGAATTTGTATCCCAGTTATCGCTAATAGTACTCCAATACTGTACTTGTGTTACCCTTGTCCATGTTGTACTTGCCATCTAAAGACCTTTCACATCACTTTTAACCGCCAATGCACCCCCCGAATGCCTGTCTTTTTCATCAGCGGCTGCTATTGCATCAATTGCCTGATTAAAGTAAAGACCCCACATCTGTGCTGACTCCGGGTTTTTAACAAAAGGCTCTGCTTCTAGCAATGAGCCATAAAGTAATAAATCTGAATGGTCTTCTAATAATTTGTTGCTTGTTAAGCTGTCAGAAAGATGACTAAATTTCCTATAGAATACCATTTCTGCGGTGTACACGCCACCCGGTTTTGGCCCTAATCTTACTTCATCACCTACTAAGGTATAAAACTTAGGCTTGCCCACACCACTACCCGTTTCTATTTCAAATCTCTCTGGAGTCATGTAATTCAAATCAACTGATGGGTTTGTTTTTAATGCAAAATGACGCATCTGTATATAATTATCAGGCAGACCATAGTATTCTTGGTTTGCTACGGTAGACATTTCGGCTCGATGTTCCATAGAACGAACTCTGATATGTCTGTTGATTCTGTCTTCTGCAAGGCTTATGAAATCAGGGATAACATCAGTCAAATCATCTCTATCTAACCAAGAAGCAATGGAAGTTTTTAGTTTTGCGTATGTGTCAATAGCCATGTTTATAAGTTACAATCTATAGTTCTAAAAAGGCGGTTGTCTGGATCGTTAAGCCACTTTCTAAAAGCAACTCTATCGAACCAGACACCACTTTTCATTAATTGGTCAACAACGACATTTGGAATAGAAGCTACTTTAGCAAACTCACCAAAACGACCACCTCCGCTATTTTTATCAATAGCAAAAGCCTTACGATCTGCTCTGTTCTTTCTGACTATTTCACCTATATCCTGAAACGTAGACATGTGGACATCGCCCGTATTAGAGTCAAACCAACCTGTAGTTTTTACCATGTTGCTGCCCCAGTCTTCACTTATTTTAACATCTGCCATTGTTGTTTAAACCTCAAAAAAGGTGATGATAAACTGCACCAACAACAACGATTGTCCACATCACCCAATTGTGTTTGTACATAAATTCTTTCATAAATCCCCCCTATAAAGGGGAGCGTAAGCCCCCCAATATTGGTTTAACCTCCTAGATTACAGAAGGCTTGTATTAAGATCAGCTACTTTAGCACTAGCTGCTTCGTTGCGTGACTCGAGAGTCCATTCTGATAAGAGTAATCTCTTTTCAGCGTCACCCGTCTTAGCAAGGTCATAAACCTTGAAAGGTCGTAAGTAAGCCATAGCCCACATATCCTTCTGGATAATTGAAATAGTACGATCTCGACTGAATCGTGAAGGCACAACTTTCAACTCACCAAAGTCACTAACATAAACATCAGCAGCACCGATAATCGTACCCGGCCCTACGCCTGACTGCTCACGATACATCGTGGCAATACCGCTGAACTGGCTTGAGATGTTCTGCTTGTTAACAGCACCACAAAGCATCATTTCTGGATCTCCACCAGAAGTCCAAGCTGATTGAATAGCTGATTTAGCCATCGCTTCAGTTAGATCCCGTTGGGTTCCATCGGTGATAACATAAGTAGAACCATTCAAAGCATAACTGGTTCCTGATGATACATTACTGCTCACCCAACTTTCCAAAGCACGAGTCTTTCGTGTCGTGGTGCCAGTGGATGCTACAGGTGCCTGTACTTGAGAAAGAGAAAACTCAATATCTCGCTTTAGCTCCTTACCTTTTTTAGCAACCTGATATGCTATTTCTGATTTTCTACCTGCTTTTAAAACAGATTCATGCGTACCAGAAATAATCAGCGTTTTAGCACTGATGGTCGTGTAGTTGCTAAGTCTGCTTGTAACAACTGAAGCATCAAGACCTGCTGAATCGTAGTCTTCACCTTCAAGCTGTTGGTTAACTGCTGCTGTTGCCAACGTATCGGTCTGCCATTCATGCGTTGTGGCTGAACATTTAGTTCGACCAATATTCGACATGAACGGTGTTTCCGTTGGGGCGATATTATAAATAACGTCTGTGAGGTCTTCTCTACCACCTACAGCCGTAGTGATGTTGGTTGCTGCACCAACACCAAAAGTGTTTGCTTTTACTGACATTTTATTTACTCCTTAAAGAACTTAAAAAAGGCTACTACATTAACTCAAAGACGGCTGCGGCTATATCTTCTGTGCGACCCCCTCTTTGTTTAGCCAAATTTAATTTAGATTTATATTTTCCTGTTTTACTATCACGAGCTTGGGTGTTCTTACTACCACCTTTAACTACTTTAGGAACCTGCTTTATTTTCTTCGGATTTGATTTTTGAATTTTGTCGTATAACCTAGCCTTGTTTAATATCAACAAGCTCCTATGGTCTGTGACAGCATCCAAATCTTCCTTGGAATATCCGATATTAGTGGCGTATAGTTTTAGCTCTTCGCTTAACTTTGCCCTCTTATCTGGGTTCTTCCAATCAGGTAATTTCTCACCTAACAAATCCATTTCTTTTGCTACAAGTTCCTGATGTTGCCTTGCGTATTGCTGTTGTTGTTGTTGAGTAACTTGCTGTTGTTCTTGGGCGGCCCGTTGATGTCTGGTTTCTATATCACGCATTTCTTCTTTACGTGTCATATAACCAATAGGGTCATCCTCCTTCAACTGTGCCCAGTCAATATTTTCGTATTGCTGGTATTGCTCATTCATCAACTGCTGAAATTGGGTCAATGCCTGATTATACTGTTGACGCTCTTGTGCTACAGCATTTTTTTCATTGTCAAATGCCCTTTTTTCTTCAGCAAGGCTTTGAGTTTTTTGGGTGTAATCAGCACCTTTTTGATAGCCATTTTTGAGTTCTTCAAGGTCTACCTGTACCTGCTTACCCTTAACATTCAGGGTGTAGGTTGGTACCTCGACATCGTACTCTTCTGACTCTTCTTCACCTAATTCTGGCTCGGATTCGTCACCTTCTGGCTGTTCTCCTTCCTGCACTTCCTGTGTTTCTTGTGTGGGTTCCTCCTCGGTGTGCCCACGATCTTGGGATGGTAGATAACTATCCTCTACATCATCCAGAATACCTTTGTTTACGATTGCTTCAGCAGCATCTGCCTCGCTTTTGAACTGTTGAGGTTCATCGACAGTAGCCACTTCTGGACTAACATCGACTCCCACACTTGGGTTGGTCTCAGCCATTATTTTTCTCCTTAGTTACGATTTTACTTGACAAGCCCTTTTTTGAGGTCTATATTAGAAAAAGATGTTCAAAAAGTTAAACCAACTACTAAAAGCAAAAAGCAAAACCTTTGAG